GGAGAACTGTCATGTGACGATACAACCGTCAGGACTAGCCCCGGAAGCGGACTGGACACAATTTTTGCCAGATGACTATTACGACAACTTAGCTCATGGTAAAACAGAAGACTGGGTTGCGGTTTACATACACGCTGAGTTCGGTAAGTCATTGTCAGGGCAGCCAGTGTTTCGTGCGTTTGATAGATCCGCGCATGTGGCTAAGGAACCGATGAAACCGATGTTCATGGATGCTCCGTTATTGATAGGAATTGATGCTGGGCTCACGCCCGCGGCAGTCATAGGACAGTTAGCATACGATGGTAGAATAGTAATATATGATGCGATAACGTCTGATGGGATGGGCGCGCTCAGGTTCGTTAGAGAGAAACTCAAGCCATTATTGACAAATAAGTTTCCTGGACGCAGAGCTCTTGTTATAATTGACCCAGCTGCGTTTCAGAGGGTACAGACAGATGAGCGTACCGTAGCAGACATATATAAAAATGAAGGTTTTGTAATAAAACCTGCTAGAACAAACTCAATTGCTGCTAGAATAGCAGCTGTAGAAAAGTTTTTGACTAGAGTGGTTGATGGCAAATATGGGGTAGTTATAGACCCTGAGTCTGGAAGTTCACTAGTAAAATGTCTTGCTGGTAAGTATCGGTACAAGATAAACACTAAGGGCGTTAAAGACGAGAAACCAGAAAAATCGCACCCTTGGTCTGACATTGCAGACGCATTTCAATACCTGTGTTTGCACGCCGATGGTGGAGAAGTGTTTGGGGGCATGACAGTTGCCAACGAACGCAGAGAAATTAAACACGTCTCGGCCGGAGGCTGGACATAGGAGATAGTTCATGGACATTATTCCAGTAGCAAGTGCGTCAAAGTTAGAGAAAGAAGCACTCAAGAAAAACGAAAAAAATCAACTAAGACCTCTTATAGTAGGCCTAGCTGCACACGTTACTAAACGTTGGCATGTTATGCGTGACCACAAGAAAGAAGAGATTGAAGACAGATTAACTGAAACTGCACGCGCTCGAAACATGGAGTACTCTCCAGCAAAAATGGCAGAAATACAATCTCAGGGTGGTTCGGAAATCTTTATGGGTATTGTTAGTACGAAGTGTCGTACAGCCACTGCGTGGTTAAGAGATACTTTACTTGGTACCGGTACAGATAAGCCATGGTCTATCTCAGCAACTCCTATCCCAGATGTTCCGCCAGACATACTTGATCGCCTAGAAATGATAATGCAACAAAATCTTATGCAGTTCTACGACCAAGGCGGAGACCAAGTCGATCCTGGGAATCTTCAAAAATTAGCTTCCGGTATGAAAGACACTGCAATGCGTGAGCTTAAGCACGAAGCCGAAAAACGTGTTGACCGCATGGAAAAGAAAATGGAAGACCAACTTATAGAAGGTGGTTATGTTAAGTCTTTGTTTGAGTTTACTAACGATATTGCAACGTACCCGTACGCTGTTCTAAAAGGCCCAGTTCCTAGAAAACGCAAAGTACTAAAGTATGCGGACGCTGGAGGGTTAGAACCTGCAGAAGTTGTTAGAGATGAGTGGGAACGTGTTGACCCGTATAAGTTTTATTGGTCTCCTTGGGGAGACGACATACAAAATATGCCTGTAATAGAGATTCACCACTTAACTAGAGCCGACCTCGAAGCTATGATAGGCGTCGAAGGCTACGACGAAGACGCGGTAAGAGCGTTGTTGTCGAATTTTGGAGCAGGCGGCATAGATTGGTTAGACCATGAAGACTCGGAAATGGAAGACCTAGAAGGTAAAGATTTTGACGATATTGATAATGACTTAGTCGGCGCCATACAATTATGGGACTCTATTCCAGGGACTCTGCTTTTAGAGTGGGGCATGAAAGAAAAAGAAATTGATGACCCTCAAAGGTCATACCCTTGCGAAGTGTGGATGGTAAATGATACAGTTATTAAAGCAGTGCTAAATTATGACCCACTAGGTCGTAAGCCATATTACGTCACGTCGTTCGAGAAGGTCCCAGGTAGAATCGACGGCAACGGAGTAGCAGATTTATGTATGGACGCGCAGAGCATGTGTAACGCTGCGGCTCGTTCACTATCAAACAACATGGGTATTAGTTCTGGCCCACAGGTAGGAGTTAACGTAAGTCGCCTGCCAGCCGGAGAAGATATTACTCAGATGTACCCGTGGAAGATTTGGCAGTTTCAACAATCAGAATTTGGAGATTCATCTCCACCGATGAATTTTTTCCAACCTGGGTCAAATGCAGGAGAACTTATGGGTGTATTTGATAGGTTTATGGATATTGCAGATGAGATGACAGGTATACCTAAATATATGACGGGGCAACACGTACCAGGCGCAGGCCGTACGTCGTCGGGTCTGTCTATGTTGATTTCTAATGCAGGTAAGAGTATTAAACAAGTAATAGCTAACATCGATCACGATGTTTTGACACCTATGCTTGAAAGGCAGTACCAGAGAAACTTAAGGTACAGCGAAGATTTAGATTTAGTAGGTGATGTTCAGATTATTGCTAAAGGTGCTATGTCGCTTGTTGTTAAAGAAGCTGAGTCTGTTCGTAAGACTGAGTTCTTAAGATTAGTTCTAGAAAGTCCTGTAGCTCAACAGATTGTTGGATTGCCAGGCACGGCTGAACTTATGCGTGACCTTGCTGGTAACCTTAATGGAAACATTGACAGGTTAGTTCCTTCCAGAGAAGATGTTGAGAAGCAACAGCAGCAACAGCAAATGATGCAGCAGCAAATGATGCAAATGCAGCAGCAGCAAATGGCTGCAGATCAGTCTGCAAATTTACAGGAAGACGGAACAGAAATGGGTGGTAGGCAAGATAACTTTATGGCTCAAAGGCCTAACGGTAGGTAATTTGTTTCCACTGCATAATAATATTAGGTATTATACGAATAAATGATTAATGTTAATTCTTTAAGCGTTTCGGAAGTATCAGCGCTAAATAGGCTGAGAGAACCAGGAGTTAATAAGATATTAACGGTGCTCGAAAATGAACTTGCGAGTACAAAACAAAAGCTAGTCTACGCGAACGACATGGGTACAATCCACCGTTTGCAAGGTAGGGCAGAAGCTTTTGAAGATTTACTGAAGGCGATCGAAGAATCGTCTAAAGTTAAGGCGCGTTAGAAATAACGCATTTGTTAAGCACACCATAACGGGAGCAGCATACATTGCGCTGCGAAACAGAGTTGGTGCTTTAAGGGAGAAAAAAATGGCATTGCCAAAACAGGTACAACAACAACTTGATGAAGTTGAAGAGTTAGAGAAACAATTAGAAGCCCAAGGCGAAGAAACAAAAGCCAAACCAGAAGTTAAGAAAAAGAAAACTTCTAAAAAAGCTAAAGCCAAGGATACGGAAGTTGAAGTAACGGATGACGAACCAATCGAGGAGCCTGTAGCAGTAGAAGCAACGCCGGCTGACGATTCTATAGAAGAAGTATCAGAAAGCTTTAAGCAGAAATACGCTACCTTACGAGGAAAGTATGATGCAGAAGTTCCTAGGCTGCACCAGCAGGTTAAAGAACTTACTGACCAGATGAATGCAATCCGCGAGGAAGCACAAGCTGCAAAAAAAGCAGAAGCTGAGAAACCGAAAGAGAAAGTTAGTTATGTTACCGATGCTGATCGAGAAGAGTACGGTGATGATTTGATCGACTTTCAACGGAGAGTTGCAAAAGAAGTTTCTCAAGATTACGAGGAACGTTTCGAGCAACAGTCTAGAGTGATTCAGGATTTGCAGAGTAAAATTTCAAATACTGATAACCAAGTTGGAGAGGTAGGTTTTACACAGAAACTAAACGCTTTAGTGCCTGGGTTTGACCAACTTGACAGCGACGAACGTTGGGTTGCATGGCTAAATGAAATTGACCCTATGACTAGGGGGCCACGCAGAGATCAAGCTCAAGCTGCGTTTAATTCTGGAGATGCAGAAGCGGTAGCTCACTATGTGAGTTTATTTCGCGGAAGTGTCGAACCAGTTGCAAACGGCAAGAGTGATCGCCAAACAGAACTTGAAAAGCAAGTAACACCAAGTCGTTCTGCTAGCACAGTGGCGTCTAAGAGTTCGAATAATAGTTCTAAGATTTATTCAGAAAAAGAATTGGATAGAGGTTGGACTAAAATTAGAGACTTAAACACACAGGGCAAGTATGATGATGCGGAAAAACTTGAAGCTGAGTTAACTGTTGCATACATGGAAGGTCGAGTTAAGTAAAATTAATACGCCATTTAAGTACGCAGCCTTAACCCAAACTGTTTTATTTTTTAATTTTTAAGGAGTACAAAAATGGCGGCTATATTTCCCGTACAATCCCCGTTTAACACGACGCCTGATTATTCAGGCAGCTTTATTCCACAATTGTGGTCTAACAAGCTAAACGCAAAATTTTTTGCAAACACAATGATGACTGAAATTGCCAACACTAGTTGGGAAGGCGAGATCAAGAATCAAGGTGATTCAATTCGTATCCGTACTGCACCATCAATCACTATCAATGATTATGCTGGAGCGGGTTCGACTTTATCAAGTGAAGTTCCTGTACCAATCTTTCAAGATTTACAAATCAACAAAGGTAAGTACTTTAGTGTGCAGGTCAACGACGTATTAGCGCACCAAGCTGATATGGACTTGATGAACATGTTTACTGATGATGCTGCAAAGCAGTTGAAGATTGCAATCGAAAACGAATGCTTCTTCGAATGGTTTGTAACACAAGGCACAGTTACAGCTAACAAAGGCGCAGCAGCTGGTGCTATCTCAGCAAGCTATGGTCTAGGTACTGATCTTGTACCAGTTAACCAAGCTACACCTGGTGAATTGTTAAAGATGATTCTACGTATGTCAGCTGCGTTAGACGAGCAGAACGTACCAGAAGAAGGTCGTTGGTTGATTATGTCTCCACACGATCGTCACTTACTAATGCAAACTGATATTGCACAGGCGTACTTCACTGGTGACCAGTCAAGTATCGTTCGTACTGGTAAGATTGGAATGCTAGACCGTTTCACGGTTTATGTATCTAACTTACTACCTAAAGGT